GCTATCGAGCCACGGCGCAAGACAGCTTTATCAATCGCAAACGCAAAGCGAAAGGCAAGCCAGCCATGACGTTTGACTGGACGCTGGTTGAGATAAAGCCGGTTGTCTTGAAAGGCGAAGGACAGGGAGGCACGCACGCAAGCCCAAGGCTGCACGATCGTAGAGGCCATTGGCGCACGTACAAGGCCACTGGTAAACGGGTATGGGTTAAAGACTGCAAAGTGGGTGATGCCAGCAAAGGCATGGTTTTTAAAGACTACAAAATTGGAGAAGTAAATGAACAAGCAACGTGAGGCGCTGGAATCAATTTTGCAAATGCTTGGCAATCCAATGTCGCCATTAGAAGCCAAAATTATAGTAACTGCTTACGAAGCACTGGCCGAGCCGGAGAAGGCCAACCAATGCGGCGAAACGTGTGAACGCGCAAAGTTGTGTGCAGTATGCGCTAATGGATTGGCCGAGCCGGAGCCGGAGCCGGTGGCAGATAGTGACCTGTACGCCGTTTGGCTAAATGGGTTTCACTCACGCAAGCCGCTGACGGATGAGGAGATCGACAATCTTGAATTGCCGCCCAACGGTTGCACTATGCGCGAACTGGTGCGAGCCATCGAACGGGCGCATGGGATAAGTGAAGCATGAACGACTTACTTAACAAAGCCTGGCGGGTCATCAATTCCTGCCAAACACATCAACACGCCCGGGCGAGTCTGCGCTATCTTGACCTCATGGCCCAGCAATACCCCGATCTCGACGTATCGCCCCTGCGTCGGGAACTTATTACCCTGTTTGATCTATGACCGAAACCGATTTACTCGCCGGCTTCCTGCTTGTCATTTGCACCACCGCAGCGATTGCGTGGCTTGTCTGGCGTGATTATCACTAGGTGCTATACTCACCACGCCCACTGACGGGGCAAATCAGCATTAGGCCGGACTCATCATCCGGCCCTTTTTTTATGCGTCCAGCAGTGACGCTATCCTACGCGCCCAGCCCTTGCCGAAGGCATCCCACGTCTTGAGGTCAGTCATGAACTTGAGCCGCTGCCCGAGCATCCGACGGCACAGCAGATGGCCGTCTATGAGCGATATGGCACGCAGCGACTGCGGCCCAAGGATACCATCATCCGACACCCTCGCGGCCCGCTGGAGCCAGCGTATGGCCTGCAACACGCCAGAGTTTACGGCAGCATCGAACACCGGATAGCGCACTGGTGGCGGCAGTTCGTCGCACCGGGCTGCATGCCAGAACCGCTTGCGGTAGATGGCCTTAGCCACATCCACCGGCATATCGCGCATGGGCCCATTGTAGCCGTTCTGCCGGGCCACGGCGACGGTCACGCCCCACATCGTTTCATCGCCCGGATCTGACGGATGGTTGGAATAACCGCCTTCCACGCCTAATAAATGCGTAAACGCTGTATCGAAATCCATTGGACACCTATGTATAATACAAACAACCCAAACGACCACAACAACCATAGGAATCAGTATGGAAGAATGGCGTGACGTTCCAAGTACAAACAACTTGCTCCAAGTGTCAAACTTAGGTCGAGTAAAACGAAAGGCTCGTCCATTAATATATCGAGACGGCAGATCAGGAATACTTCCTGCTGCTGATTTGCGTTTGACAGTTCAAGCTACCGGATACCATAGCGTTAGTTTTAGCGGAAAACACTTGATTGTCCACCGTCTTGTAGCAGAGGCATTTTTACCGCATCCAGAATCTCAGTTTGCCAAGCAATCCATAAATCATAAAAATGGAATAAAAACTGACAACCGAGTTGAAAATTTGGAGTGGGCAAGCCACAAAGACAACGCGGCACATGCAAGGGCTACAGGACTTAACAACCAACATGGAGAAAACACAAATCTATCAAAATATAGTGATAAATTTATCCAAGCCGTAAGGAATGTTTACGAAACATACACTCCTAACTGGGAAGAATTAGGAAGAATGTTTGGAATAACTGGATGCCACGCGCGGCAAATTGTCCTTAAAAAAACAAGGGCAAAGCCTACCGCGCGCAAGTCACAATAATGATCAGCGCTTGTCCGAGGTGGCGACCGCCACCAGCCCGGCAGCAGCCATGCCCACCGCGATGATCTGCTCAGCCATCGCCGGGGCTATCGGCACGCCAGCCGCAGCCAGTATCAGGATGATGCCGCGCCAGGTCGAAGGCTCTTTCAATCGCTCAATGACGTACTCGCGGCTCATTTCAGCAGCTCCCTGATTGACACGTTGCCCAGTACCACCGCCGTGGCGATGACCCCGACCATCCAGAAGACCTTTTGCACCACCGACTTTCCCACGTTGGCGTAGATGTCAGTGGTCATCTTCTGGACTGCCAGCTCGGCCGCACGCTGGGCGATCAGTTCGATCTGATCGTCTGTAAGGCTTGGCCGTGATCTGCGATCCGGCCCGGTGTAGAGCGTATCTTCGTCCACGGCGATGCCCTTATTTCTTTTTCTTGGCCTTTGCCTTCACGCCCTTGGCAACTTTGACCATGGACTCGTAGGCTTTCATTTCCATTTTTTCCTTTTTCATCTCGGCCGCTTCTTCCATCTTCTTCTTGCGCTCCTCGGCCTTGCCCTTGGCCTGGCGCGATGGGATGGCCACTGCGATCATGATGGACGGTGCGCCCTTCATCTTTTTGCCTTTCATGTTAGATGCCCTCGCCTTGTACGATGTAGACCGTGGACGCGCCAGCTGCTACGCCAGAGAAGAAGGCATCAGCAGGGAAGCGCAGTATCTCAACAGCGCCTGCCAGCAGAACCACCGTCTCGGACGGATTGCCAGCAACAGCAGCCACAGCCTTGGTCTGTGCCTCGGCAGCAGTGTTGCCCCAGGCCAGATGCACGACATTCAGGCTGGCGTTGACAACGCGGTACTGGCCTTTGGCCTGCGCCTCATAACGGCCATAGACCGGCACCTGCACACCCGCAGGAGCCGCAACGGCCGCAGGGATGACGTAAGTCTCGCCCTGTGGGATAAATGGAATTTGGCTGTTCGTTGCCATGTCTCAGACTCCTGGAAGGATGCGTTTTGATTTACGAACATTGTACATATAAGACCACGCCAGCGCGTTGAAGTCCCAGCCGAAGTTGTTGCCAGCATCGACGTTGCCATTAGCAGTATAAGCCTGCCAGAACGCACCGCCAGTGGCGTTGATGTCCTTGATCGAGCAGAAGGACACGCTGACAAGACCAGACGGATCAGACAGCGTGGCTTGCGTTCCGGCAACAGTCGTATCCAGCGTGATCAAGTTGCCACTGGTGCCCGATACGCTGAACGCGCTCACCGTCTGCGTGGTGCCTGCCGTGAGGCGTATGGTGGCCGGCTGGACGGTGTTGGTGATGTTAGCGAACGTGTTTGACTGGGCAATCGTCAAGTTGCCAGCACCGCCTTGGTTCAACGTAGGCCAAACCTTCGCACCACCGCTGAACGTCTTGGCTGATGCACTGGTCATGCTGATCGTGCCGGTTGACGCGCTGACAGTCAGGTTGGTGGAAGTTGCACAATTCCATGACGTGTTTGAACCAGATACCGTCCAAGTGCCAGATCCAAGCGCCAGTGTGCGACTGACGCTGCCGCTGCTGTTTAGCGTAGAAATTGAAACGTTGTTTCCGTTAGCATTGAACGTCCCTGCATCTATGGTCAGCGCATAAGTTGGGTTGATGGTGAGATTGTCGCCAAGCACCCATGTGCCTGATGAGTCTTGCGTTACCGGGCTATTGATCGTCTTACCATTCGTCGTCAGTGTGCTGGTTGATTCGGAAGTCACGTTTCGCAAGTTAAAAACTTGAGATCCTGTCGCCAAAGTCATGCCAGTAGAAAGCGTAAGGCTTCCATAAAAGAGTTTGTTTCCAGCAGCAAGAGTTCCTGAAAATCCTGTGAAATTCATTTCACGAACTCGCGCAGAACTCATGCCAACAACGTCTGATCCTCCAAGGACATTAAACGATATTGTCCTTGCAGCAACAATGCTGGTTGCTATTAAGGTTCTTGTTCCAACTGCCCCTGCATACGTCAAATCAATCAGTGGCGTGCCTGATACGTTGCATGACGTTGTTTGCGTGAAGATTGTTGCAGCGTTTCCTGCAACTTGAATCTTGTTCGTTCCAAATGCCAGAGTGCCGGTGTAGCCTGTCAGATTCAGGGTTAAACACGGAACAGTTGCCGCGATGGTGCAAGTGCCACCAGCAGACGATGCATCAAACAACACTGCATCAGCAGCAGTAGGAACACTAGCGCCACCAGCGCCGCCACTGGATGCTGACCAGTTTGTTGTGTCAGACGCGTCCCAGGTTCCAGAACCGCCAACCCAATATCTGTTTGCCATGCTGGTTACCTTTATTGATTAGAGCCTAAGGCTTGCATGTACATTTCGCGGCTGATTCCGGTTTTGTTTTCCAGATTCCATGTAGACGATCCAGCGTCCCAATATACATTGAGTTTTGCAGCAGTGCCTTGTGTCACGCTCCATGTTCCATCGTCATAGATCAACGTCGTGGTTTTGGCCACAACATTAAAACCAAAAATGGCAAACTTGCCCCTAGTGTCTGCAAAAATACTAATCACTGTTGCTGTTGCGTCCAATGGCAGGGTAACAACAGTTGGATCAGTCGCTGCAACACTAATTCGTCCTTGATTAGCAGGAACTCCGATGATTGAATCCCTGCGGTCAACGCCTTGTGCGGCTGTGTAGATGGCTGACTTAAAAACAGCAGCAGCGTTATCAGAACGGACAGCATTGACTGCGGCAAAAGCAGAGCCGATGCTAGCGGTCGCTCCTGTTTGCCAAAAACAGTTAATGACTTGCAAAAACTCATTGTTTAGCGACGTATCAATGTTAAGCGCCTCTCCCGTCACTCTGCTCCATATATTATTTTGGAGCGTTATTCCGGCACATCGCCTGAAATAGTAACCGTTGCCGATCTCGCCAATGTTGACGTTTTGAATATTTATGGCGTCTGCGTAACTGGTAGCCCCATGATTAAAATAAAACGCATAACCAGTATCATCATCGCCAAATTCGCCCTCCCATCTAACATTCTGAATGTTCATTGAGTACGAAACAGCAGCGGCAGCAAGCGTGCTGTTGTCGTAGTAAAGACCATTTTTGCCCCGTAGCCACGCTTGATAACCGCTAAACGAAACATTGCTAAAATTTACGCCTGGCTCGAAAAAGAAATTTGTTTCGTTATAAATCGGAGCGCTTTCAAAATGGCCGCGACATGCAGAAAAGATATTGTTGAAGTTGAAGTGATCCAAACAGATTGACGGAAAACTAGTATTCCTTGCAAACACAAATGGCCTGTTTGTTTGCACAACCATGTTGTTGAATGTCGTAGCCTCTCGCCCGCGCACTCTAACTCCAATTGAACCATTACCAATCCATTGCGTAGTTGATCCGATTGCAATGTCGTCAAAGTAACACTCCGCAATATCTTTCAATTCAAGTGCAGTTTTCTTGTTGGTAACATTGGTTGATGTAAATGCAAACCCTTTGACTGAACACTGCACAATGACGCCAGCGTTGGTCGTACCTTCGCCGCCCTTGCCGATAAAGATGCAAATGTCATCGGCTGTTGGCTGAAACTTGATTTGCGAAACCCACTGGCCTTGACCAATCAGGTTCATGCGGTCATTGGACACCGTGATAGTGCTAGTGACGAGGTAAATTCCCTTTGGGAAATAAACGGTGCCTTGTCCAGACGAAAAACTGTTAATCGCAGTTTGAATCGCTATAGTGTCATCCGCTACCCCATCGCCCACTGCGCCAAAGTCTTTGACGCTGACAGTCTCGCGGAGTTTGGTCTGAACCGTAGTGGCGACGGCTCCGGTGCCCGCTGGATCGTAAACTACTTCGCTGGCGTTGATACTCGTCACAACCACGTCGCTATATCGTTCAGTCGCCACTGGCGCGCTGTACAGCACCGATCCGTTCTTGTTCTGCACTTGGATCGAGTAGTCGCTGTTGGCATACAACCGCGCAGGCGTGCCGGCCCGGCTTGGATAGCCGTTTATCGTCCGGATAGGCTGGCCGGCTGGAATGGTCAGCGCCGCATCCCAATAGACCACGATAGGGCTGGTCAGCGGGTTAAGGTTGGCCGTCCCAATCCAGATATACCCATCTTCCAGCGGCTGGCCTTCCGTGTCAGTAAAGACCGGGTATGGCGGGTTGATCGAAAGTGCGGACATTATTCTTTCTCCTGCTGTTGCGTGGCCTGCTGTTGCAGTGCTGCCATCGCACGTTTAATCGCTGCCGCCTCTTCTGGCGTTCCTTCCACCGTCTGTGCCACCTTGGCGAACGCATTGCGGACAGGCTTAGACTCATACAGTCTAGCCGCTAGACCGGCCGTCGTCGCGGCTGCTGTCGCGCCCATGAAGTTGCCAAAGGTCTGCATCAGAACGTCAGCGCCTAAGATCGGGACAGCCTGCACGCCAGTCGGCGGGGCCACTGCCGCCTCTTGCGCCCGTCTGGTGAATTGTAGCGCACGCGATAGACCTTCGATGTTTTTAAGGTCATCATCCTTAAAGAACACCCCGATTGAGTTACCGTACTTCTTGACGGCACTCAGGTACTTCTGTGGGCTGATCTCATCCAGCCCGCCGGACTGCTCTGCCACTTTAGACATTACCCTGGTTCTGACCAGTGCGCGGCCGTCTGGCGTCAGGTTGCGGTACAGTAGCCGGATCTCGCTGGGCTTCTGGCTGAACAGCATTTTATCGACCACTTCTGGCGTCAGATCGCCCTTGTTGAGCGCATTCTTGAGGGCTGACGATTCCAGTTCTCCGGCCATGTTGGCAAGGCGCTTGTTTGCGACTGACCACTTGTCGAAGTCTCGACGCTCGCCATTGGCCTTGATGAAGTCGGCCATATCCTTCCGCAGAGGCGCATAGATGCGGTTTAGAGCAGCCTCGCCAGTTGTCTTGATTCCAGCGAGTCCAGGATCAGAAAAGGCGCTACCGATGCCCTTCCGCAGCTCTTCGATGTTCTTTAGCCCCTGACCCTGAATAGACGCCTTCCAGTCCTCCAGTATGTCAATCGCTGGCTTGTACTGGGCCGATCTGAGTGCGGTCAGCTTTGCGATTTCTTCATCAATCTTTGACACAGTGCGATCCACCGGTACTGTGCCCATTGCATCAAGGCGATTGATAACGTCCTTTTTCGCAGTGGTGTACCTGTCGAGGTCGGCCGAACGCTTAGACGCCAAGTCCTTGAAGATGTCATCCGTCTGAGAGGAAAGCACGTTGGGTGATATGTCAGTGACGCCATAATCGCGCAGCACATCCTTTACTGCGCTGATCCGCTCTTCCTGCTGCGCCATGCGCTGGCCACCAGTACCAACAACCGGGATACGCTCGCCAACGGTCTGCACCCACTTGGACATGAACGTCCTGGGCGGCACAACGTCAGTTGTCAGAACGCGAATGCCACGGCTTTGAGCCTCGGCAATGTCAGAGGGCAACTGGATGCCAGAAGCCTCACGCGCCCGAAGCCCTGCGCCTCTGGCTCCTGCCGCACCGCCGGCTACGCTACCCACCAGCTCAGCAGCAGTCTGGACAGCTGGGCCTGCGCCCATCGCCTGAGCAGCCTCCCCAGCCAGCTCACCAGTGGCTGCTCCTGCTGCACCGCCAGCAATCTGCTGGACTGGTTGAGCGGCCAACGTCTGGCCAACAGCCTGCGCCTGTGGCGTGGTGCCAAGGGCCTGCATGGATCTGCCAAGGCCAGCCATACCGCCAGCGCCAGCACCACCAGCCACGGCCGTCTGAATGATCTTTTCGGCCTCGCTTCGAGGTTGCGGGACGCCGATCCGTGTCAGCATATACTCCATCGCCTCAGTCGGCGTGGAGTAGTTTGTGCCAAAAGCAGTGTTCACGGCATTGATGACAGGATCGCCCACAAGCGTACTCAGGCCGCCGATGGCTGCGCCTGTGGCTGCGCCTGGCACTGCCCCTATACCACCGACAGGAGCGCCAGCCAAAGCGCCCAGAGCGGCACCAGTGGCGACAGGAGCAGCACCGCGAGTGATAGCCCCAGCCACGCCTGCCGCTGTGGTGTCAGGAGACTGCACGCTGCTGGTGATCTGGCTGCGGAGCCTGTCAATCTCGGCCGACAGCACCTGTACGCTTTCTGTGTCGCCGGCGGCACTGGCAGCATCGCGGGCAGACATTATTTCCTGCAACGAATATTGCGCCATTATTTTCTACCGCCGTATATGTCCATTGCATTGCTGAGAGGGCTTCCAGCTGGAACATTGACTGTTGGGTTTGTTGGCTGTGCCGCACGTTCTGCTGGAGGCATTGGCTTTTCTACGCCACCAGGCGAATAGAAAACATTTTCAAGGTTCAGGCCATACCCTTTTCCAATGCGAGACAGGCCAGTCCTGACCTCCTGCTCTCGCTTGGCTGAAACGTCGTAGAGTTTTTCTGCTTGACGCCTAAATGACTTTCTTTGTTCTGGATTTAACCGTCCGCCGGTCTGCAAATTGTTAAATTGATTCCTGATTCTGTCAGGAACACCAGCGGCGTTCTGAGCTGTAGCAAACTCTCCCTCACGCACCACGGAGCCAGGATCAAGCATTTTCATGTAACTAAAGATCAAGGCTAGATCCGAAGGGCCTTCCTCGTCTGGAGTTTTAGGATCAGAAACAGACACAATTTTCCCATAGGCATCACGGATAGAAGAAAAGTCTTTGGTGTTGTCGATGTATTCTTTGCGCAACTTCGACTCAGCTTCTGGCCGTTTCTCTTCCGGGATGATTCCAAGAGCAATCCTGTCGGCTTCTGCTTTTGCCTTTTCAGCTTCTGCGCCTGACTTTTTCTCTGCTGCACGCGAGGCTGCCGCAGCGGCCTCTGCCTGTTTGACTTGTGCGCGGGTAAGGCCGATTTCTTCGCCTAGTTTCTTGACGCTTATCTCTTCTTTCTCACGCTCTGCCTTCGACTTTGCACGAATCTCAAAAGCAGTTGCTGCTTCACCCCAGCGCTTCGGATCGGTGCCAGAGAGCCACAACCCAAGACCAGCCTTGGCTGCTTGTGGGTTGGTCTGCATCTGTCCTCGGATCTCTTCGAGGCGTCTAGTGTCAACGCCAGCGTTTTTGCCAGCCGCAATTTGCTCGTCCATCAACTTTATGGCAGTGCTGCCATAGCCGCCTTCCAGCGCTGTATAGATGTCGAGGCCGGTGTCGTAGTTCGACTTCCGTTCTGCGTCGTCCATCGTCTCAGTCAGCTTGGCAATGTTCGCAGCCTGTGACGGGTACTTTGTCATCAGGTCGCGGAATGATCCAAAGGTTGGATTCTTGAGCGCAGATTGCAGGTCGGTCTGAAACATTTCCTCCTGCTCGCGCTGGCGTCCGGCTTGGACAGCCCCGCCGATGGCTTCGCCGAGGGCAGCGCCAGCCTGAACGCTTTTTGCAAGATCAGGCCGAGGAATCATGGCCATGTAGTTGTACGGTGCTGGCATTGTATGTGTCTCCTATCAGCCAGAAAGGCCGGCAGTATTCATTCGCTGATATGCTTTCGATCCAGCAGTGGCAAGCGACAGTATGTCGCCGAAGGTCTGACCGACCACTGCGCCCTGACCGAGAATACCACCAGCGCGGGCAGCACCTTGCTCGCCAAGCAGCCCGGCAATGGACTCGCCAGTTTTAAGCGCTCCAGTCGCCTGACCGGCTGCTGAAGATTGCCCGAGTTGAGCGATGTTAGTTCCAGTCTGCGATCCCAACTGCGTGAAACCGCCAAGGCGTGAGTACTGCTGGTTGATCAGGTCGGAAAGCATGGCAGGCCTGAACTGCGCCAAGGCCTCCTGCACATTGCCACCTCGAAGGCCGCCCGTGGCTGCGGCACGCTGTAACAGGGCACGCTCGCCCTGCTCAACTTGGGCTTGGAACTCGGGACTGGATTCAATCTGTGCGATGGCGGCACGCTGCGCCTCTGGGCCTCGAAGGCCGGCCAGCGCCTGTTGAGCTTCAAGGGCTGGCACACCGGCCTCAACGTAAGGCTGTAGGCCCCCTAGAGCCTCCACCCCTTGCGTGCGGAACGGCTCAAGCACCTCCATCATGCGGTCGAACTGGCGGCGCTGTTCCTCTATGCCTTTTTGATATGCGGCAGCTTGTACATTACCGGCCTTCTCGGCAGCCTCTCCGGCTTGCGATGCGCCAGTGATCCCGCCAATGGTGTCACCGATAAAGTTTCCGACACTGCTAAACGCGCCGCTTAATGAAAATCCCATACGAACCTCTGCTGTTTTTGCTGTTGTGCAAAAATGAAGCGAGTCGCGGGAAGCTCGATGATTGACTCCGCTCGCTCAAGTGTTGCACACATCACCCGTTTTGTCAGGTTACGATCCGACCGCTACACCGCGCCGTCAGGACTGCCGCCGAGCTGGCGATGGTCGAAATGAAGTCGCCAGGGTTCAGCACCTGCCCGATCAGCTCAGGGCAGAGGTACGTTTCATCCGGCACAATCGTCTTTGTGTCGATGATCAGGTTGGCCGCACCAGCCACCCCGCCAGAGGTCACAAGGTTGATCGAGACCGTCCGGTTAACCGTATCGGTGTTGGTGATCGTAAACTTGTCTATGATCGTCCGAGCGTTAGTGGACGTGTATTGCGTGGTTTGGACTGCCTCAAGTTGCTTTGAGATCAGCGCCTGTACGGTGACTGTCATTGTACGCCCTCGATATTGTTCGATACTGTCAGGATTATAGACGGGATTGCCGGGTAAAACGCAGACGCTGGGAATGCCTCAACCTGGACGCTTACATCGTTCACGGCGTACATGATCTCAACGTAATCGCCGGCTTTCAGGTCAAAGAAGTAGCCGACTGTCACAAGTTGCTCGGCGTTGTTTCCTTGAATCTGGACTTGGCTGTTGCTGTTGGGAACATCCACGCCATTGATGCGCGGCCAGACCCAAAAGATGCCTGTACCTCCACTGGTTTTATCCAGTTGGATGCTGAACAGGAAGTTATAGATGGCCGGAGTATCAACGTATACACGACTGGTCGGTGATCCGAGATAGACCCCGAAACTCACATCTGTGTTGTTAAACGTGATTCCATACGGCGTATTGATTACGGCAGGCACTTGCGTTGTTGTGTCATAGAACTGGCCGTATCTAGACCTTTTAAACTCTCTGGCAGGCGGCGCCAGCGCCAGCAACTCAACTGCCTGACTCAGCGTAGCGATTATATCCAGCGCCTGCGTCGTGCGGGCCTCGATGACGGCCTGATTAACAGCAGCCGCCTGCTCAATGCCTGGCAGCGTCTCAAGGGCCTGACGGCCTTGGTTCTCAGACACAGCGCAGCAGATGGCTGCATCCTGCGCCAGTTGGGCAATGGCTTGCAGGGCTTGGATGGCCTTATCGTCAGCCGCGCCAGCATTGACAGCGGCGTCCTGTGCGATCTGTGCCAGCGATTGCAGGGCTTGGATAGCTTTATTATCAGCCTGTCCAGCCAGTATCGTCAGGTCATCAATGGTCGTCGGCGTCAGCGGCTCGACCGTGGTAAACAGGTTCTCGAATGCCCGTATCATCTGATGGTCAGGCAGGAACTCCGCGAGCTGTTCGCGGGTGAGTCGCAGAGGTGGCGTGTACTTTGAGCCTGCCATCAGTAGTTCAGCGGCTCCATTGCCGCCTCCAGTCTCAAGAAGGCCACATGAGCGTCAGAGTCGCCGCGGAAGCGCTGCATACGCATATTGCGAAGCGACCCCTGCCTGAACCAGCACAACCGCTTGTTGGTCTGTCCGATACTGCCAACGCGGATACCCTGATCCTGCGACCAGGTAAGGCCATCGAGCGAGTAACTGGTTGTGATGATGGGGTTCTCGCCCAGCGCCACACGGCCAGTCAGTGCCACCAGTTCAAGCTCGTTGATGATGGCTGACTTGCTGTTGTTGTAGATGATGATCGTGCCGAACTCCCAGCGCACCGTCTGGCCCCAGTGCGTGCCAACGGTGTCATCGGTGCGGCCGATGGTCGTGGAGAGCGGATCTTCCACGTTCCAGCGGTCATAGCACCAGACATATGACTCAGCGCGGAAGCGCGCATAGCCTGCCACGGTCGTGACCATTTGGAACCAGATGGGCTGACTCAGCGCCTCGCTGGCGGCTGCGTCATAGACCAGCGTGCGGTCTGGCAGGTGGAACATCAGATGCCTGTGCGCCCGATCATTGCGCGATTCCAGCAGGCACCCGGCCAGCGTGGACTCGCCGTATTGCAGGAGAATCTCGTCAATCTCCTGCGTGCTGATCTTCTGAGTGTTAGCATTCTGCGCGACGTAGACGCCCGGTGCCTCATTCTGACCGCCTCCCACAAACGCCAGCGCATCGAGGAAGGTGCAGCATGTGTGCGTGCCGATTGTGCCTTTCTGGATCTGCGCGCCGTCTACGGGCTGGAACGGGAACTGGAGCGTGGTGCCGACGTTCTCGAACACCTCAATGGTGTAGCGATTGAGCGCGTTGGCCTCGTTCCGCAGCTTGATCAGGGCCTTGATCGGGTCAGGGTCAAGCTCGTTGGAGGCATAGGCAAAGGGCAGCACGTTGAGCGGGTTGAGGATGTCAGTCACCACAAGCGACTGGCCATCAGTCGTCATGAAGTAGCCATCGATCCAGATGACATCCAGAACGGTGCCGAGGTTCGGATCAGTGACCTGTGTCAGCGCTGCGCCATCCCAATAGAACAGGTTGCCACCAGAAGCGACAGCAAGGCGGTCGAAGCTGTACGTCATGCTGACATAGCCTGTCCCACCAACGTCGCCCAGAACCGTCACAGCGCCGTTTGCGGCGATCTTGACCAGCTTGGTACCCATCACGCGGTACAACTCATCATTCCAGTTTATGCCACCGCGGCCATCGCCTGGGCCTGTGCCATAGGCCACCAGTCCGTCAGTCGGACGCAGGAACTCAGACGATACGCCAGACTGCTTCGGAACCGGCATCATGTTGACCGGATAGCTGGTTCTCAGGTCTGGGCCGTTGTCGCTGTAGATGCCGGATACAATCGGTATTTGTGGCATGGTTCACCTGTATCGGGCTGTTTTCTGTGCAATCTTTTTAGGCTGCTTAGACACCTGCTTGCCGGCCTTGGTGGCCTCACGCTTCGCTCTGGTCGTCGCACCATACTCGGCAGGCGTCAGGGCCTCTCTGGCCTTCTTTGGCAGGTAGCGCTCGCCAGTGGCCTTCGGGCCTTGGGTCGAGGGCTTGCCACTTTTGGTTCCCCAATCCTCACCAGTCCACTTCGAGAGCGACTTCTGTGCCTTCGTCTTTTCGCCCGTATAGCCGCCGCCAGCATCTTCATATTCTTTTGCCAGCAGTTGGGCTTTGCGCGCTGACCACTGCCCCGGCTTGCCGCCTTTGGAGCCTGCCATTACTCGGTCTTTGATCCGCTCGCGCAGTGCTGGTTTGGTGTAGGCCATGTTACCACTTCACCTTGTCAGCCCAATAGGCAGCAGACATCTTGCCCTTGGCGATGTTCTTGGAATGGCGAGCCTTGAATGACTTTCGCCTGGCTGCGTCAGCCTTCGATTCACCTTCACGCATGGGCGACCCAGATACGCCTTGCTGGCCAAAGCGTATCGTCTTGACCTCATCACCGACCTTGGCAACAACAACGTGGCTTTTGGTCGGATGCGATGGAGTACGCTTCGGCTTGTTGTAGCCAGCTACTCCTGCTCTGGTGAGGCGTGGGTCTTTTTTCATTGTTAATTTGTAGCTTCAAATGTAAAAGAAACTTGTCCAATGACACTGGCGTTAGGGCTATATGTGGCCAAATTTGCTCTATAAAAAAGCAACTGATCCGATCCAGTTAAGGTTCTAACGACGCCTGTTTCATAAGTAACATCATTAAGAATGTTTGCCGGGCTATAGGTTGTGCTATTTATAGGAGAAACACCTATTGGCAAAGTAAGCGCAACATATAAAGGAGTTATTGCCTTTAATGTTCCAGAATAGTTTATTATCACAGTTACAACATTTCCGCTTCTGCTTATTTTTGCAAGCGTAGTTGTTGGAGTTCCGGTGAAGCTTGTGGCAGCATTTCCGATGTCAGTGGAGTATGTTGGCGTCCAAGACTGCCAGAATTGAGATTTCAGGGTTGCGCTTGCCCCTTTGTTTACAGCAGCGCTTCCAAATGCTGTAAACCTATTTTCAGATTCAATAATTACGGATGAGTTATCAGCACTTATTCCGTAATCTGTTTGATTTTTGAATACTGCATTTCTGATTATTGCTGTTGACGTATTAAGAACATAAACGCCGATTGTAGCGCCGTCAATCAGACCTCCATTTACAATGCCATTTGAACATGCGCCATCAAATCTAATGCCTGATGCCCCGACCCCAGTTTGCAGTTTTATATAAGCATTGTTGATTTGAACATCGTCAGAATCTGAACAATAAACACCTTGTGCCACTGCTCCAGTAGCGGCTCCGTAATCAATGCTAACATCATTGATTGACAGCCCAACTACTCGCCCTGTGGATGTGGTTCTGGCCTGAATAACAGGACCAAGTCCGCCAGCACCACTAAGCCCTCTAAACGAAATATTTGATACACTGCTTTCTCTAATGTTTCCAGCGGCAAAACATCCAATTGCAATTACGCCTCCAGTTGATCCAACATAATCACAAGAACCTGTAATTCCTGAAATGATGTTTCCTACGCAATCAGAAACAGTATCGTTGGTGATCGCCGCAAATCCTGTGCTGCTTTCTACTACACAGTTTGACACTTGCGAGTAATTGCAACCTTCAAGGACAAATGCAGTATCAGTTACGTTTTTGGCGTAGCAACCCTCAACAACGCAATAATCACCTCGGATGAAAATGCCGTCGCTTGGCTTAGATAATGCGCTAGTTCCACAATCCAAGAAACTGCAACCAATGACCCTTAAACCAACACATCCACCAGAAGCAGACACAGCAACAGAAGATGACGCAGTTCCTAATGAATTTTGGAAAATACAATCCAACAGCAAGCAGTTGGTCGTAGTGTTTACTTTGATTGTGGACAGAATGTTTACAGCTGAGCCTCTAGCTGACTTATTTGCATCAAACGTCATTCCAATAATTGAAGCGTTTGTCGTTCCAGTGAAGTCAATCAAGTATGAAAAATCAGAAGCATCTTTTGCTTTTACAGTAGCGTTTCCGCTGACCGTAGCGTTGTTATAAGATGTTGCCGTTATTGTGCTTGAAACAATGTAAGTTCCGGCAGGGAAAAATAAACTTTTCCCTGTGTTAAAGGCCAATTGCAAAGCGGCGGTGTCATCAGTAACACCATCCCCTACAGCCCCAAAGTCCTTAACAGACACCACGTCGCGCAGCTTGCTCTCAACAGTGCGCGGTACTGCACCAGCGCCGGCTTGCAGGAAGATAATGTCGGCAGCGTAGGCGTCCTCGGCGTTGTAGAGCGCTACTGGTACGGTGTCGGTGCCGTTGATGTTCGTCACCTTGATGGAGTAGTCCGTGGCATTGACGTACAGGCGCGAGCGCACACCAGCGTTTGACGGGTAGCCGCCAATGGTGCGGATGGGCTGGACAGCCAGTTGCGTAGCCGCGGCATCCCAGTAGACGCTGATCGGGTTGGCGACAGGATCAAGGCCAGCCACGCCGATGTAAACGTAGCCGTTTTCCAGCGGGTTGCCGTCCACATCGAGGAACGAACTGATAGGAAAGTGTGCAGTGTAAGCCATGATCAGAGTCCCCTTATCCGATGCGGTACCAGGAGTTTGAAGCCTGGTAGTAACGATATTTGACGAAGCCGCCCGCGGCCAGCGAGGTCACAGCGCCGTAGATCTGAGCAGCGCCGTTCAGGCCGATGGAGAAGGCCAGAATCTGCTGCGTGGAGGTGATCATCACCTCGGTGCCATCAGGAGTAGCTGTGTTGACTGGAAGCGTCACAGTGCCAGCCGCAAGGCCACCAGCGGGCTGAATCAAGATCCACTGCTGCTGACTGGTCGGCGCAGGGATGGCGTAGTTAAAACCAGTCCCCGGCGTGATGAAGGTTGTTGCCATCGTCGGCGCTGCAAAGGTCTGCTGGAAGTATTGCAGGAGCGCCGATACTGGCAGACGGCGTGCATCGCCGTTGTTGGGCGTATAGATCGGCAACTGATCGCCGCTAGATACCTGATTGAGCAGTGGGAGCTGATATATTTGCGGCATGGCGTTGGCCTCAGTTGTAATTCAAGATGCCATCCGGCCCAGCGTCCACGACGTCTCTGGGCGGGATGACAAACGGCTGGTCGATGTTCCACGGCTTGTTGCCAGCCCCGACCGGCAGCGTGTCTGGGAACTGCATCTCTGGCGGGATGGCTGCGCGTGAGAGCAGCGTGTCATACGTTTGCTTTGCATTCATTTTAGTCTCTGCCATGACAGCGCGCCCGTAAGATGGCGCAAGTCTGATGGCGAGGTTGAGAATAATGGCGTCGTTCGCACTGTCAGGCACCTCGGTGCTTTGTGACAGGCTGGACTGGTTCGGGTTAACTGGGATTGGATAGCCAATCCTGATTCCAAGCGCGTTCCAACTGGCGATCATCGTGTCGAGGCGACGGAGCGCGCTCTCCAGTTGTTGCGGTTGCAGGTCGAACGTGTAGGAGGCAAGGCCGATCTCCTCGAATGCCGCCTCAATGAACTGCTGTTTAGTCCAGGCCATCTCAACCCTCCAGCGCTTCGGTGATGCGCTTCAACAACAGTTTGTCACCAGTGCGACCATCGAACTTGATGCCAAGCTCGCGGGCCTTCTCTTCCAATTCCTCCCGTGTGGGAGGGGCATCGTCTGCCACTGCATCAGCGGCCTCGGCCACTGGTTCTGACGATATGGTGGACACGACAGACGGCGCTTTGGAGGGATGCTGAGTGCCTCCTTTCGCTGCCGCCTGTGCGTCCGCAAGGCTAAGATACCAGCCTCTTGCGAGGCTGACATCAAGAGAACGCTGATCGAACGCTTCCAGCCAATCGCAACGGATGCCATCCTTCCGCTTCCGGCCAGGCACTTTGTAGAGTTTGACTGGAAAGCGCATCACATCATCCCCTTCTTTGACTTCTTGGGAGCTGCTTTCTTTGGCGCAGGCTTAGGAGCC